AAACCTTTAGAAGGAACTGAACTTAAGAAAAAAGGATTCTACAGTACCAATGAGGATACATTGCGTAAGCTCAAAGGTAATGCAGAAGCCAAAGAGATATTGCAAACATTACTAACTCGTGCTACACTAGAGAAAAGAAAGACTACATACTATCACGGGTTGGTTAAACTAATTGATGAGATGAACTGGAATAAGAAGTACATACATGGTCAACTCAATCAATGCGTAGCAAAAACAGGTAGGCTAAGTAGTAGTAAGCCTAACTTACAAAACTTTGATGGAGAGATTAAGACTCTCTTTACAACTAGATACGGAGAAACAACATGAGTAGAGATGATATATTAGCAGCACAAGAAGACGAGCTAACTTCAGCTGAAGAACAACAAGCACAAGAAGAAGCTCATCAACATTTTGTTGGTGTAGAATTTAGTGATATAATACTATCTCTTGGACCTAACACAGCATTATCATTATTAGATAATGAAGCTAAGTCTGAGTTAACAAGAAGTATTATTATACAATATAACCATAGACTAGTAGAAACAACAGGATTATAACATGATACTTAATGCTGATGCTAAAGCTCTTGAATGGATATGTGCTACATACTTATCTCAAGATTCTACTGCGATACAAGAAATTAAAAATGAGATTGACCAACACTCGGACAATCAAAAAAGGTTTGCATTACCATCAAGACTAATTGCAAAGACTTTTGTCTTCCGTCTAATCTACGGTGGTAGTGCATACAGTTATGCTATGGACAATAACTTTAAAGATATAGGTAATGAAGATTACTGGCAAAAAGTTATTGACCAGTTCTACAAAAAGTATACAGGTCTCAAGGAATGGCACGACAAGATATTTGCAGATGCCAAACGAGACCTTATGTTAACTATGCCAACTGGCAGGACTTATCAATACCCTACTGAAATAAATAGTATGGGTAAAGTAAAGTATCCACGCACACGAATCCTTAACTATCCTGTGCAAGGACTCGGTGCTGACCTTATGGCTATAGCTAGAGTATCTTTACGTAATAAACTTAAAGGTACAGAAGGCATCAAGATAATAAACACTGTGCATGATTCTATCATGCTTGACTTTGATGATAAACTATGTTATACTAATAGTATAGTAGACACAGTTAAACAGTGTTTCGAAGATATCCCAAGTAACTATGCTAAGTTATTTGGTAAAGAATTCAACCTTCCTATGAGGGTTGATATACAACTAGGTACTAATTGGGGTAACCTAGAAGACGTAACTTAATCTTAAGGAGATTATATATGCAAGTAAATGTTGTAGATGTATCAAGCTTGAACACACATTCAGCAAAGAATGGTAGACAATACCAGTCAATAGAAATCATGTATAAGAATGACGCTGGTCAAGCACAAAACAAAAAGCTAATGTCCTTTGCAAACCCAGCAGTATTTAAAGCTGCGCAGACCTGGCAGAAAGGTGATGTTGTTCACGTTTCTACAGAGAAGGATGCAAACGGTTATTGGCAATGGACAGCAGTTGGTTCTGATGCTAACGAAGTTACAGACAAACGTGACGACGGTACAGCACAAGGCTCAGCTCAAGCCGATGCCAAACCTTCTACTCGTGTAACAGGAAGTAACTACGAGACCAAAGAAGAACGAGCAGCTAGGCAAGTAATGATAGTCCGTCAGTCATCGTTAGCTAATGCAGTATCAACGCTAGCAATTGAAGGTAGTAAAGCTACTGCCGGTGATGTAATCACCTTAGCTAAACAATATGAAGGATATGTCTTAGGTCAACAAGCTGAAGCTAATAGTATTGCTGACCTTGAATCAGACATACCATTCTAATGGATAGTAGATTGTTAGCTAATATTCTAGCCGTAGGGATACTCTTTGTATTCCTCGGTGTATTAGCTTATTATGATAACCATGTGTATAGTAATATTGATTTAGGTGAAGAAGTAATACTTGATGAGATATTACCTTATGCTAATCCAACGGTTGATGACTTACCTCCAGTAACAGAGGATGGTAGTCATCTTCCTGATATACCTCCAATTATATAGGAGATAAATATGCAAGCATTAATTGACCATGATTTAGTTGTGTTTAGATGTGCAGCATCTGCAGAGAATGATGGTCTTAATATAGCAATCTATAGAGCAGAAGCATTGCTTGATGAGTTGCTTACTAAGACTGGAGCAGATAGCTATCGTGCATTCTTATCAGGTAAGTCTAACTTCCGTAAGACTATCTATCCTGAGTACAAAGCTAATCGTACTGCACCTAAGCCCGTGCATCTAGAAGCTCTACGAGAATATGCTCTAGACAAACAGAATGCAGAGTTGGCACCTGATACATTAGAGGCTGATGATGCCCTAGGCATTAATCAGACTGATGATACTATGATTGTATCATTAGATAAAGATTTACTAATGGTTCCAGGTAAACACTTCTCATGGGAGATTAGTGGTAGAGGATGGACAAAGCCCGATAAGTTTACTGAACAGACAGAGTTAGGAGGACTTAGATTATTCTTTGAACAATGTCTTAAAGGTGATACTGCAGATAATATCAAAGGTATCGAAAAGATAGGTAACAAACGAGCTAAGACCATGCTTGCAGATTGTGTCACTGGGCAACAGATGTTTGATGTTGTCCGTGATGCTTATGGTAATGATGACGAGTTTATTATGAATGCATCAGTACTATGGATTATGCAACATGAGGAGGACATATGGAAGGAAAGATTTAATGCCTACATTCAAAAGTAAGCTAGAAGCTAGTGCTTGGAAAGTACTTAAACAAAACTTCCCAAGAGTTAAGTATGAACCTGATGTTATAGAATACATACAACCAGTTAAGTCACGGAAATATAATCCTGATTTTAAGATGGCAAAGAATGTATACATAGAAGCAAAGGGTAAACTAGATTTAGCTACTAGGCAAAAAATGGTTTGGTTTAAACAATGTAATCCTGAAGTCACCATAATATTCTTGTTTATGAATCCCGATAACAAGATAACCAAACGCAGCAAAACAACGTACTGGCAGTGGGCTGAGAAAGAAGGGTTCATGTGGCTAGACTTTAGAAAGGATTGGATAAATGATTATAAAAAACTTATCAGAAAATAGTGATGGCAGCGTTGACTTTGATTTTAAAGTTGACAAACGAGAGACAGAGTTCTTGTTATCGTTTGCTATCAAAGCTCTCATGCGTGAGGGTATAATTAAAACAGCAGAGGAAGAGTTCGCTGAAACTGAAGTAGACCTTCCGATGGAGACAATGCAATGAAGAAACATTTAGTTATTGGAGATACCCAGGTTAAGCCTGGGATTTCCCTTTCGTACTTAACATGGATAGGTAAGTATATTGTTGACAAACAACCTGATGTAATTGTAATGATTGGTGACTTTGCAGATATGCCTAGCTTATCATCCTACGATGTAGGTAAAAAATCTTTTGAAGGTAGAACTTATAAAGCAGATATTAAAGCTGCTAACAAGGGCATGGATGCATTGCTAACACCTATGAGAGAACTTAACAAGAGACTAGCTAAAGCTAAGAAGAAGTTATACAAACCTAAGATGATACTTACTATGGGTAACCATGAGCAACGTATCAACACAGCTATTGAGTATGACAGAAAGCTAGATGGTCTTATATCATTTGAGGATTTAAAATATGAAGAAGCTGGTTGGGATGTTTATCCTTTTCTGGATGTCGTTAGCGTTGACGGTGTGGCTTATTCTCACTATTTTGCTAGTGGTGTCATGGGTAGACCCGTTACTTCAGCTCGTGCTTTATTAACTAAGAAGCATATGTCTTGTGTTGCAGGTCATCAGCAAGGTCATGACATAGCATACGGAATGAGAGCAGATGGCAAACAAATGACATCTATCATTAGTGGTAGTTGTTATGTGCATGATGAGGATTATTTGTCTCATCAAACTAATCAACATTGGAGAGGATTGTACATGTTACACAATGTAGAGGATGGTTCATTTGATGAATGTGCTATACCATTACATTACTTAAAAAGAAAGTATAGGAAATAGCTTGACTTTTTATAAAATATGTGCTATAATATTATTATGAAAGCAAATAAGAAACAAGTAGGTGGTAAACATTACATTAAGTATAAGATACAACCTATTGAATTTATTACACAAAATAATATTCCCTTCATTGAGGGTAATGTTATTAAGTATCTGTTAAGATACAAAGATAAGAATGGTATAC